CACGCGCGCCCCACACGCGCTACAATTCCACCATGGAACCCCTCCCTCAAACTGACGAAATCTTGCAGCGCTTGGCTGAGGGTGAAGGCCTGGCCACCATCTGCCGTGACGACCACATGCCCTCCGCTGGATCTGTCCACGCTCGCGTGTTGGATGACGCTGTGTTTGCTGATAGATACGCGCGCGCGCGCCGCATTGGGCTGGACGTAATAGCTGAGCAGATTGTACAGATAGCGGCGGATGACAAGCGCGATGCCAACAGCCGGCGTGTGGAAGTCGATGCGCGCAAGTGGCTGCTGTCCAAGCTCCGTCCCGACAAATATGGTGACCGCCTGGCTGTCGATGCGCGCGTGGAGCACTCAGCCGGCGCGGAGATCCTTGCAGCGCTACGGCAACGCCGCGGGGCCGAGCAAGCCGAGCCGGCCGCCATCGAGGCTGCTATCCAAAGAGAGGATTGATCGCGGCGTGCACCAGGTCCATGCTGGGAGCATGGAAACCATACTGATTCTGACGGTGTTCTTTTCGCTGATCGCTACGACGGTGGTCTTGGCGTGCAGCTTCCTGGGAGTGTTCGACAGCAAGCCCGACCGCTTGGAGTGCGAGCGGCTGCGCAACCTGCCGGCCGGACAGAGCAAGGATTACTGAGGCATTGCAGGGAAGGGCGGCAAGTGAGCGCGTTTACGCTCAGTCTGCCATTTTCGCCAAGATTGCGACAATTCCCGCTGTTGGCGCCGCTCTTGTGGCGTGGGATAGATTGGTTCTCTGGGTTTTGCGCGAGTCCACTTAAGCTTGGACATAAACCGAACACAACTGTCCCTATATCAGTAAGAAGCAAGTGGATTGCCAAACTTGGCAAGCCGAATCTCGTGATTTCCGCCGCTTTAACTTCCGCGGTTTCCGGCTGCGAGTCGCTTACTCAGCTATCGGCGATTCAGCCGTTCTCCGAGATCCCCAAACCAGCACCCAAGATTCACCCTGGGGAGGACGCCGGGCCTTCATCGTGCGATCCCGCGGCGCTCTGCTGGCCGAAACTGCGCTTCCCACGTTCCGCCCGCCCTGCCGTCACGCGTGACTCAGCAGAGCGCGGCGAAGGAGGATATTATCGCCAATCGCCCGGATCCGTCAAGCATCCAATCTCTACTGGGATAAGGGTGATTGGATGCCGATGGTGGGAAATGGTGGGAAATGTCAAGAGTCACAATCGCAACCCGTTGAAACTACAGCGTAAAAGGAACCGCCAATAGTAGTTACTGCAACTACTCCCTAAGGAGAGATTGATCCCGCTTGACGCCTGCCCCGCGCCGCGCTATCCTTTGGCCGATGTGGACCTCCGCGACCTGGCAGGACAACCTGGAGCGCATTCGGCAAATCCAGGCGCGCCGGAAAGCCGCCCAGCTCGCCGGGTGGAAGCGCGAGCTCGAGCGCGCTGCGCGAAGACGCGCCGTCCGGCGCAGCCGTCAGGCTCAAGACCGCTGGATGGACGCCAAAGCGGCACGCTGGCTTGACAGCCGGATAGCGCGGTGATGTCGTGCTATCCTTCGACCATGCCGAACATCCGGCTAGTCCTACCGCGCCCGCACATCCGGCAGCGCGAAGTAATCGCCCAGTCCAAGCGATTCAACGTCGTCGATTGCGGCCGCCGTTGGGGGAAGACCGAACTAGGCATGGACAGGATCGTGCATCCTGCCCTGGCCGGCCGCCCGGTCGCATGGTTCGCGCCGAGCTACAAACAGCTTGCTCCGGTCTGGCGCGATCTGCAAACCCGCCTGGCGCCCGTGACTGCCACCGTATCGCAGGTGGAGCACCGGCTGGGCCTGATCGGTGGCGGGGCTGTGGAGATGTGGTCACTGGATTCGCCGGATGCCGGCCGCGGCAGAGCATACGCTCGCGTGGTGATCGACGAGGCTGCACTGGTGATGAACCTCAAGACGGCCTGGGAGCAGTCGATACGGCCGATGCTCACCGATTACCGCGGGGACGCCTGGTTTCTGAGCACGCCGAAGGGAATCGCCAATTACTTTCACGAGCTCTACAACCGCGGCGCCGATCAGGCTGAAACGGAGTGGGCGAGATGGCAGATGGCCAGCGCGACAAACCCGTACATTCCAGCCGGCGAGATCGAGAGCGCGCGCCCCGACATGACGGACCTTGCGTTCCAGCAGGAATACTTGGCGCAGTTCGTTAGCTGGGAGGGATCCGTCTTCCGATGCATCGACCAGGCCGTCTATGACGTGCCCAACGAAGCCGGCACCGGCGTGATAATCGGCGTGGATTGGGGCCGGACGCACGATTTCACTGCGTTTGTGGCTCTGGACAGGCAGGGACGAGTTTCGGCGATGGATCACTTCCGCGGGATCGAGTACTCGTTGCAGCGGGCGCGCTTGCAGGCGTTTTGGGAGCACTCGAGCCGCTGCCGTGCGCCGGTCCTGGCCGAGGTGAACTCCATGGGAGGCCCGGTCGTGGAGCAGTTGCAGCGCGACGGGATGCCAGTGTATGCCTTCACCACCACCAATCAGAGCAAGGCGATAGCGATTGAAGCGCTTGCGCTGGCCTTTGAGCGCGGAAAGATTAAGATTCCAAACGATCCGGTACTGATCGGGGAATTGCAGGCGTTCGAGGGCCGGACGCTGCCCAGCGGCGCGATTCAGTACGGCGCGCCGAAGGGGGAGAACAATCACGACGATTACGTTATGGCGCTGGCGATTGCCTGGAGCGGGTACGAAGGCGTTACCGAACAGCGGCCCAGCCGGATATGGGCGGACCCGAGCAGTGGAGCGATGGCCTCCCAGCCGTTTGAGCCTGTTGTGATTTCTCCCTATTGACAAGCGGGCCACATTGGGTATACAGTGCTAATCATGCCACGATCACGGCACGTTGTATTTGTCAAAACGGATATCCACGAGCGGTTGGTGGCGGAGGCCGAGAAGCGCGGCACATGGATAAGCACGCTGCTGGACCGGATTCTGCGGAAGGCGTTGCGCATGGAGACTGCCGTGCACCCTGTGGAGAACAAACCGTGAGCCTGCCTGCTGTCTTCGCTGTCATGCTCACGCGCAACCGGGCGTCCATGGCTTGCCGCGCGGTGGAATGCTTCCGCCAGCAGACCTACCCGGCAGACCGGCGCGTGCTGCTAGTGTACGACACGAGCACGGATCGGCCCGCGTGGAGCACGAAAGCCGACAACGAGGCGTACCTGTGGGTGCCGGCTGCCCACGGGCAGCCAATCGGCACGCTGCGCAATCAAGCCAACGACGTTGCGGTCACGGGCGTGGGTGGCAACCGTCCAGGCTTGATCGGTGCTCCCGACATCCTGTGCTATTGGGACGATGACGATTGGAGTCACCCGGCGCGGATCGCGGAGCAGGTTGACGCAGTGCTTATGCGCGAAGCCACGGGCTACAACGAGGTCATCTTCTGGGACCAGACCACAAAGCAGTGCTGGAAGTACCGAGGTTCGCCGGATTACATCGTGGGGGCCTCGCTGTGCTACTGGCGCGCGACCTGGGAGCGCAATCCCTTCCCGGCCCTGCACACGGGCGAAGATACAGAGTGGCAGCGCGGGCTGCGCATTTCGGCAGTCAGTGGCGTGCATGTGGCCGGCGCGGAGCCGCGCATGATCGGCGGCGTGCATCCATGCAACACGACGTGCAAGATTCTTTACCCGGTACCGGAGTGGAAGCGCACCCCGGAATGGGACGTATATTGCGAAAGGCGGATGAAATGAAACGGATATTCCTGCTGATGCTTCTGGCTGCGACGTCGTTCGCGGCGGAAGTGAAATTCTATGTTATTCCGACCGGCATCTGCGCCATGCCTGGGACTTTTTTGTGCGCTGGCATCACGCAGGGCGGAACCCTCGTGTGGATGTTCCCCAGCGCGGACATACAGAAGTCCGGCGCCGTCTACACGCTCACGTCGGCATTCACTGTCACGAGACCGGACGGCACCACCTACTCTGGCACGCTCACGGGGAGCGTCAAGGATTCCAGTGCGCAGGTTCCACTGTGGCTGGGCGGGTGGGCGCCCGGGGATACCGAGTACGTCACGGTCACGTCGGTGACAGTGACAGCGGATACCGGGCATGTCCAGGTGAGCAAGGCCGTGAAGAATCCCGAATCGGCGGTGACTTACTAAATGTCGGTCTGGCTCACAAT